CAAACTTGGTTGCCTCACTTGTGGCGAGTAAAATGCACCCCCATGGTCAATGCTCAAGAATTCAACGAAATTACCAAGGAACCTTTTGAGCCTATTAACATTTGGGATCCAGGTAACTTTTATCCAGGTGGTACCACTGTGCTTTACGGCGACAAATATTATATCAGTACTAAAAATGTGCCTCCAGGCACAAACATTACCAATACACAATATTGGCAAGAAAAATCCAACCCTGCTACCTTAGCAGACAAGATGAGTACCAGACCCAAAGACTTGCAAATCAATGATGCTATCTTGATTCAAGCCGAAGCAGAAATACCCAAGTCAGGATTTGACGTTGTGAAGTTTTATATTGTGGCCACCAACCTAGATGGCACCCCTGCTAACCCTAGCAATGCAACTTACACCGCAGACTATACCATAACAGATGCATCAAGAACAGTGGCTAATGATGGCAATTCCCCAAGAAGCGATGGCTACACCGCAGGCTATCTCACTGGCGACGGCAAAACACCCAATGGCTTGCCGGTCACAGCCGGTGTAAACTTCCCAGTAAATCCTCTTGCTGGTCAGTATGCTTTGCGATTGGACTATTTCCCCAATCGACTGTTCCGATTCAATGGCAGATCATGGGTTAAAATTGAAAGCGATGTGCGTACTCAACTCACGCCCGGCGCCACCAACAATACTTTACGCTCCAGTTTCGTTAACAATACATACACTACGCCAACCACAGACATGGGCAATATTCCAAGTCGTCAAAGTTTGAGCCAGGCGTTGCAACCCAATGCGGCCAATGGAGATAATGGTGGTAATGTTGAGCCGCCTAATCCGTATCCGCCAACACAACCTTATCAACCATCGAGTTAATCTATGCAAATGTTTTTTTATGATGAACAAATACGCAGATATCTGCTACAGTTCACACGCATGGTCAGTCTGTTCCAAGTAGAGTATGGACGCAACGAGCAAGGCACCAAAGACCTAGTACGTGTGCCTGTGCGTTATGGTGATGCCAGTCGCCAGGCTGCCACAATCATGCAACAGAACTCTGCCAATGCCTTGCCATCAACTCCGCTGATAACATTTTACATCACCGGCATGGATTACGATCGTCCTAGAATGCAAGAGCCATATCATGTGAACAAAATGCAGGTTCGTCAACGCACTTATGATCCGGCCACAGACACATACGATACCACACAAGGCAATGCGTTTACCGTTGAACGACTGATGCCGGTACCTTACAACATGACCATCAGTATGGACATCTGGACTAGTAATACTAACCAAAAAATGCAGATCTTTGAACAAATTGCCACACTATTCAATCCTGCACTAGAAATTCAAAGTTCGGAAAACTATATTGACTGGACCAGTTTGAGTGTGGTAAATTTAGAACGAGTAAACTGGAGTTCAAGAACTATTCCAGTAGGGACAGAAAATCCCATAGATATCATGACTCTAACCTTTGGTATTCCTATCTGGATATCTTCACCTGCCAAGGTCAAGAAACTGGGTGTGGTCGAGCGTGTGATTGCGAGTATATTTGATGCCAACGGAGATGCCGCTAACGCTATCCTTGACAACGATTTATTGTTGGGCACACGACTCAAAGTCACACCTTGGAACTATCAGGTGGTGTTGTTGGATGGACAGTTGCAGATTTTACAACCGGCCGAAGTTGTAATACCCAACCGATTGAGTCTGTCACCTTTTACCTTTCCTATTGTGGAAGATCCGCAGATAACTTGGCCTGCTGTGGTTGAAGCGTATGGTGTATTACGTCCCGGCATCAGTTACATTACTTTAGACAACCCGTGGAATCCTGATTCAAGTATCGTGGGAACTGTCACACTAAATCCTGCTGATGATAGATTGTTTATTTTTAACATTGATCCTGACACCGCACCACAAAACACTTTGCTCCCAGTTGACTCTGTGATCAATCCCTTGTTATCTGGACCCAACAACGGATTGCCTGCGCCAGCCCTGGGGCAACGTTATTTGATTACTGAATCAACAGGAAACACTACCAACTCACAAAATCCCAGTGCTTGGCTTGGTGCCGGTGGTCAACCTTTGTTGGCCAATGCCAATGACATTATTGAGTTCAATGGTGTACGATGGGAGATAGCATTCAACGGTCAAACGGACACAGAAGTACAGTACGTGACCAATCTTACCACCATGATACAGTACAAGTGGACCGGTAGCGCCTGGGTCAAAAGTATCGATGGCTTGTATGCCGGAGGCTCGTGGAATCTAATATTGTAAAAGCCGTGGGAGTTTGGTTCTACTGTGCAAGAACACAACGATACCTTTATCTCTTGAGAAATGACACCAAATATCCCGACACTTGGGGACTGGCTGGGGGTAAAGTAGAGGCTGGTGAAAATCTATTGGTAGCAGTAGAACGCGAGTGCAGTGAAGAACTGGGTAGCGTACCCGACTACGAACGTTTGATACCTATAGAAAAGTTTACCTCACCAGATGGTGCATTTGAGTATCATACTTTTTGGTGTAGAGTGGACTATGAATTTGTTCCAGATCTAAATCACGAACACACAGGCTATGCCTGGATTGAATCTGGACGTTGGCCGAGACCCTTGCATCCCGGACTTTGGAATACTGTTAATTTAGATGCTGTTCAGCAAAAGATTCAGCAAGTGGAACAGACCTTATAGTCTGCCAACCACAACTTCAATTGTGCCAACATCGAGACCTGAATAACTTTCTACAGCCTTGCCAATGATCACGCCTGGTTGATAGCGTGACATATCTAATCGTTCAGCAACGCCTGCACGATTGCTGGATACTACTCGATCACCTGCGGCAATTGGTCCAATCACACGACATGGCACTCGGCCAATCAAGCCAACTTCCACTGTGAATTCTGATTGCAGTCCTGAGTTCATGACATGGGCCGGATGTGTAGATACTACACCAGCAATCTTGACATCGTGACTCTCTGTACTCATAGTAACTTCTTGTGTGCCACCGAACACTAATACTGTGCCTGGAGGGTACTGAGCGTCGGCCTTATATACCTCAGCCAAGTCAGCATACAGTGCTGTGGTTGCCTGAGCAAACAGTCTGTTAAAATATCCAGTACTGTTACCAATGTTACCAATACCATTGGCCTGACCATTAGTTATTGGATTATTAAAAGTAATAACACCAGTACCATTGGCATTGAGGGTGATGTTTCCATTTGCGGTAGTGTTGATCCAAAGTGCGCCAGTATCAACGATGTTACCCACTAGGCTCATGTCTCCACCAACTTGTATTGCTCCAGTTGCAGATATTAGTCCACCTGTCAACACATTACCACCAGTTACGTTAGCAGTAACACTTACCACTGAACCCAAGTGACTTGTACCGGTAATAGTCGATGTAGCACTAATTAATCCACCTGTCAACAAGTTGCCACCGGTTACGTTGGCGGTAACTGCCAATGAGCCTAATGTACCGACTGATGTAATGTTGGTTTGTGAGGCGGTGGTTAATGTGCCAACAATACTTGTACCTGACAGATTACCACCGGTAATGTTGCCAGTTGCTGATATCAGACCACCTGTTAAAAAGTTACCACCGGTTACGTTGCCACTTACACTGGATAAACCAGTTGTATAGATACCAGTTGATGCTACAACAAATACATTTGATGTGCCGCCAATTGTGATATTGGCGTTACCACCCGACGCACCAATATTGGCCTCACTTGTACCGTTAAATATTTTGCTGGCACTGAGTCCACTTAGTGCGGCACCGTTACCAATGAAATAAGGAGCAGTTACGTTGCCTGTGGCACTAACTATGCCAGTTATATACGCACCAGTTGTAGCCACAACAACCACGTTGCTTGTACCGCCAATTGTAATGTTAGCATTGCCACCACTTGTGCCAATATTGGCTTCTGAAGTTCCGTTGAATATTTTGCTGGCACTGAGTCCAGATAATGCGGCTCCGTTACCGATAAAATAAGGAGCAGTTACGTTGGCGGCCGCGGATATTAATCCACTTGTCAACAAGTTGCCACCAGTCACGTTTGCTGTTACAGAAACTACACTACCTAAATAACTTGTACCAGTAATCGTGCCTGTGGCACTAATCAATCCACCTGTCAACAAGTTGCCACCTGTAACGTTGGCTGTAACCGAAACAACTGAACCCAAGTGACTTGAACCAGTTATAGTACCTGTGGCACTAATCAATCCACCTGTCAACAAGTTGCCAACTGTGGCATTGCCCGAAACTGTAATTGCAGACGGAGCAATAGTACCAATAATGTTCCCGCCATAGATATTACCAGTAGCAGAAATAATACCGCCGCTGGATATAATATTACCTGTCGCTGATATACCTGTTGTGCCGTCTAGTGATAATGCCATGAAACCTGTCCTTGAATGTATTTATGGTGCGTAAACATACAGCGTTGATGAGTCGGGCACCGTAATATTATATCCGTTGCCCAGTGTAACCGGACCTAGCAACAGGGCGTTTACCGCGTCTGCTACAGACACGTTATCACTCAGTGTTTTTGGCCCTGCAAATGTGCCGTACATGGTCAAACTGCCCAGGTTAATGACCACAGTATTCGATGCTCCTCCTACGTTCATGGCAATATTGCCTGAAGCAACTGGAATGCTGATAGTTGTAGCACCATTGGCAATCTGACTGGCAGCACCTGCGTTGAGTCCAGTTAAAAACGCACCATTACCAATGTAATAATTACCAGTGATATTGCCTGTTGCTGAAATTTGTCCCACGGTCAAAATATTGCCACCAGTGACGTTAGCACTAACAGTTAACGAACTTAGTGTACCAACTGATGTAATATTTGGTTGTGCGGCTGTGGTCACTGTTCCTGCTGTGGTTGCACTTCCTGCCGTGGTAGCACTGCCCACAGTTAATGATGATGCTGTTCCGGTTAATCCAGTACCAGCACCACTAAACGATGATCCAGTTACAGTACCGGTTGCACTTATTAATCCTGCTGTGAGTACGTTTCCGCCTGTGATATTACCCGTTGCTGTAACTAGACCCGCTGTGGTAATATTACCACCAATTATGTTGGCAACTGAAATTACGTTGCCTGTGGCTGTGAGTATACCTGCTGTGAGCAAATTACCACCGGTGATGTTGGCTGCTGAGGTAATTGTTGATGTAGCAGATATTAATCCACCTGTTAGGATGTTGCCACCCGTAACATTACCACTTGCTGTGACAACGGAACCAATTAGTGTTGATCCAGTCACTGTACTAGTGGCTGATATTAATCCACCTGTAAGTATGTTGCCACCGGTTACGTTAGCAGTTACATTTAAACTTGTGCCAGTTGCGGCACCAATGTTAGGTGTGGTCAACGCGGCCGACGCTTTGACAATAATGTTACCGCCACCATCAAATGCTGTGGTAGTATTGTCTACCTTAGCAGAAAATACTGTGCCAGTTAGGCTTAGACCTGCTGAAGTATTAGCGGTATACGATCCTGCTCCTGAAAATTGTACAAAAGTAATCGATGTTGTGCCCATCGTACCACCAGCATTACTTGTACACACCCATCCAGTATCTGCATTAGTGGTGCCTGCTTCAACAAATGTAAACGCACCCGGAACTTCTGCCCAAATATCAAAGTCTGTGGCACGAGTTAGTACCCAAGAAACTGAACCAGTACCAACTGTTGTTACAGTATAGATGCCATTGAATGCTGCCGACTGAGTGGAATCATTGATGTATGCGCCTGTTTCATTCTTAACAAGAATACGGTCGCTAACACTAGGAGTTGATCCGTCAATACTAATTGCACCAAACCCACTGCTAGTTAGTGTTGCACCAACTCCACTTGTGCCGTTATTATAAACATAGCCGCCACCAAAGATAGATGTCGTAGTTGCATATACTACCGATGCTTTAGGATCAAGACCCTGCGCCACATTATCAACATAATTTTTTGTGGCAGCATCTTGTGCTTGAACAGGATTTGCTAGATCAGTGATATATCTATTGTTTATTGAAACATTACCAGTGGGATTTAAACTTATGCCAGCGGCAGTAATGGTAAAATTAGTACCAACAATGCTGTTAGTATTAACATTTCCACCACTTACGTTGCCGGCTGTTGAAATTTGTCCGCTGTTGCGAACCAACAAGTTACCAACATTGGCGTTGGCCAGACTAAAGATGTTACCAGTTGCACTAATCAATCCGCTGACTAAGACATTGCTGCCTGCTGATATCAATCCACCGGTTAAGATATTACCACCAGTTACGTTACCACTTAGGCTAGCAAAGGAACCACTGACGTTTCCTTGTAAAGATCCTACATGATAAGCACCTATAACGTTACCGCTAGTTGAAAAATTCCCAGTACCGGTTGTAACGTTACCAGTAACACTGATATCTCCAGTGCTACCAAGTAAAACAATAGATGGTTGAGAACTAGTGGCATTGTATACTCTAATAATGCCATCAACTGACCCGTTTGGTACCCCTGCGTGTATGTAACTAGTAAAAACAGCACCCACTGCGCTAATACCGCCGGATGTACTATTACCCACTGTTAAGTTACTACCATTTGCAGTTAAGTTAGTACCACCTAAGTCAATGGTGTTACCGGCTAGGTACAAAGTATTCCATCGTTGGGTAGGACTACCTAAATTATAAGTTACGTTAGCACTTGGTATTAAATTGCCAAGCACATTGCCAGTGATACTTAAATTGCCGCCTGTGATTGTTCCAGTTGCACTTACTAGGCCGCCAGTTAAAATATTGCCACCGGTTATGTTACCAGAGGTGGAGAATGAACTGGCTATAATGGTTCCAGAAATGTTACCACCATATATATTGCCAGTTCCTGAAACAATACCCGAACCAAATAGTACGTTACCACCAGTAATGTTACCACTTAGTGAGGCTACAGTACCAAGCAGACTCGAACCTGTAATTGTTGAAGTAGCACTGATTAATCCACCGGTTAGTAAATTACCGCCTGTGACGTTACCGGTTGCTGTGACAACTGAGCCAAGTATGCTTGAACCAGTGACTGTTGATGTAGCACTTATCAGACCTCCTGTCAACAAATTACCACCAGTTACGTTGGCGGTAACGGCCAATGAGCCTAATGTGCCAACGCTTGTGATATTAGTTTGAGAGGCTGTGGTCAGTGTACCAGCAATACTTGTTCCTGACAAATTACCACCAGTGATATTGCCTGCGGCACTTACTATTCCACCAGACGTTATGCCACCTGCTGAAATGTTGCCGGCACTGAGATTGGCAAGTGTAGTGACCCCACTT